CCGATCTTCTCTGGAATGCAACGACTCCCTTCACCATCGCTGACCAGACTCGTGCAGTTGCCTACACCCAAGCGAATATCGCCACGATTGATGTGGCTCGTGATGTGGCGGCGGCCAAATTGGCTCTCAACCAGTATGGTTACGAGCCGAATTGCGTTGCGATGTCTGCCAATGTGTTTGAGTTGATCAGACGCTCCACCCTCCTACAGAATCAGTTCTTCGGGGTTATCTCCAATACTGGTGCTCGGTTGTTGAGCGAGTCCGAAATTGCGGCGGCTCTCGGAGTTCAGAACCTCCTAGTTGGCCGTGCGGCGATCAACTCTGCTGGTAAGAACAAAGCCTACTCTGGCTCATTCGTTGTTCCAGATACCAAGATTGTTGTGGGTCAGATTGCTGGTGGTGAGTTCACCGCTGGTGGTATCGGACGCACCTTGGTCTGGTCGGGTGACTCGGCTGGTGGTTTCGTTAGCGAAAGCTATCGTGACGAAGCTCGCCGTAGCCAAGTGTTGCGTGTGCGTATGAACACCGATGAGGTCGTAATTGACCCCAATGCGGCGGTTCGTATCACCACCAACTTCGCCTAAAGATTGCTGTTGGTTGTTTCCTCTGAAGAAGGGGGAGTGGGTGAATAACCTGCTCCCCCTTTTTCTTTTAATTGACATCCCTTAATAACTAGAAATCCTAGTCGAAATGAAAATCCCTATTTCCCTTTACCTAATCGCTGGAAATGAAGAAGCCCACATCAAGCGAGTCATTGAATCTTTTAAGCCAATCGCAGAAGAAGTTATTGTATGTATGGCTAGGGGGTCAGCTACGCCAGACAAGACAGAAGAGATCGCCCTTTCGCTTGGGGCTAAAGTCATTCATTACAAAAATAAGAAAACTGATTGGCCTCACATAGACGATTTTGCTTCTGCTAGAAACACAGCCCTTGATGCTTGTAAGAACGAGTGGTCTATTTGGGTAGATGCCGATGATGTAATGGCAGAGGATGGGGAGAAGGTTTTGCAAGAGGGGTTGGAGCAAGCAGAAAAAGTGGGGGCTGAAATTGTTTGCTTCCGTTATCTGGTTGAGAATGCCGGGTTGAATCCTATTCGAGAGATGGCCTTGAGGAAGGGGTGCGGTAGGTGGAGAAATCGAGTCCACGAAGCCCTTGAGCCAAACGATAGGAACAAGTTATTAGCCATTGATAAAGTGTTTAGGATTCATCGCCCGATTACAAGCAAGGCAGATTCGGCAGATAGAAACCATCGCATCCTAGCAGACGAGCTAACCTCTACCCCATTCAATCTTTACTATCAGCACCAAGAGTTTTTCTTGCGGGGGCAAGTAGATAAAGCGATTGAAGTAGGTGAAAGGGCGTTGGCTTTCCCAGACCTAGACGAAACTCTTAAATACGAACTTCTATGCAACCTTGGCAGATGCTCACCCAATGAGAAACGATTTAGATATTTGGGGGAAGCTATTGGGGTTAATCCTATTCGCAGGGAGGCTTATTTTTATTTGATGGCAGAGTATTCTGCAAGGGGAGATTGGGCAAAGGCTTGGCATTCTGGAAGGGCTTGTATGGCTATGCCAAAGCCAAATCTTCATTACTGGAATCAAGTCCACGCAGTCTACGATTGGCAAGCCCTCGATGGATACCGAATGGCCTCTATCTGCTACAACCAAAAAGAGGAAGTAGCCAAGCTGATGAATATGTATCCCAAGCCCAAGATAAGCATTGTCCACGCTACAAGAGGCCGCCCACAGTTGGCCTTTCAGCGGAAGATGCAGTGGCTGGCATTGGCGAAAGAACCGCTGGCAGTCGAGTGGTTGTTTATGGTCGATCACGATGAGGCAGTTGATTACACCCCACACGAAGGAAAAAGGGTTAATCCGGGTGGAATTATCAACGCTTGGAATGAGGGGGCAAAGATGGCTAAAAGCGAGGTTATTGTGCAAATGAGCGATGATTGGAGTCCGCCGAGGTATTGGGATGCCCTAATTTTGAGCAGAATCGACAACCTAGAGGCCGAAAGGGTGCTGGCGGTATCAGATGGACTCCGAACCGATAAACTGCTTTGTATGGCCATCCTAACGCAAAAGAGGTTACGGAAGCAAGGGGGGTATATGTTCCACCCAAGCTATCAAGATTCGGACGGCATATACTCCGACAACGAGTTCACGGAAAGAGCCTATGCTGATGATTGTGTAATTGAGGCTAGGGACTTGGTGTTTAGGCACGAGAACCCTATGTTTGCAGGGGGCAACCCAGACGAACAGCTAAAGAACCACAACAAGCCAGAATTCTACGAGAAAGGAAAAGCTATCTATGAAAAACGCAAAGCAAATAATTGGATGTAGGAAATCAAAAAAGGGGGAGGATACGAAGGGGCTTGGTATAATTACCTTCGGCAAGTCTCGTCTCGACAAAACCAAGTATGTCCTAGTCGATATTACCTATGATGATAAGGCGGGGAAGGAATTGTATGAGGCTGGGATGATTGCCTTGAGGCACGACCCAGAATCCGTGATTGAGTACGCAATCAAAAAAGCATTAGCTGGGATGGCGAAATGCAAGAAGTAACCATTCACGATTCATTTGGAAAAGCCCTTGCAAAATATAGCGAGGGATTGGATGTTGGCCTAGAGATTGGGGGAGGAACTGGGGATGGTTCAACTCAATGTATTAGGACAAAAAGGCTATTCAGCATAGAGAACCACCCAGACCGCACCGGAAGGCACTCAATGAATCTATCTGCAAGGGGGGGCGTTGCCATCAACGGCACGGCAACCCTATCAAAGCTATGGATGAACAAGAACGATATCGAGGAGTTTTACCGAACCACCAAAACAAACCTCAACCAATACCCCCTAGAAACAATTTTAGGCTGGCACAATGTCTGCCTAGAGACTGCTTTCCCTTATTCAACCAACGCAATCGAGGACATCCACTTTGAGCATAATGTTGATTTCAACTTTGTGCTGATTGATGGCCCGCCCTTTTCTGGTGAGGCCGAGTTGCGTTGCGTCCGTCCCTTCCTAGCAGAGAAGGCAATCATCGCATTGGACGATGTGAACGATATTAAGAACTGGGCAAACTACCACAAGCTCAAGGGATTTGCAGAACTGCTCTGGGAGGATTGGTCTGTTCGTAATGGTGCGGCCATCTTTGAGCTATGAAAATAGCTTGGCTGGCGGCACATAGGGCAATAGGAGAACAGCATTTTAGAAAGAAAGAGCTTTGTGACTGGATTAAAAATATCAAGAATGTAATGAGGCAAAATTCTGGCATCATTTACAGAATTTACATTATTGAACAAGCTGACGAAAAGGACTGGAATAGGGGTATTTTATATAATGCAGGATATTATGTGGCGGCCACTGACGACAGGAACTTTCTTTTTATAAATTGTAACACAGATTATACCATTCCAGAGGAGCCTCTCCCAGATGAGTTTTATATGCACAAAGATGGATTTTTAGATTTGCACGGATATGAGTGTGGGCTTGGGTCTTTTTGTGCGTTTTATATGGATGCTTTTGAAAAGTGTAATGGATTCCCAAACAACTTTTGGGGATGGGGTGGCGAGGATTATGCCATTAAAAAAAGGATAGATTTTTCTGGATTGCAAATTCATAGGCCAAGCAATCTATACAAAAAATGGATAAAAGAAAAACAAGATCATCCAAGGGATGACTCAAAGAATGCGCACAATACAGAACTCGCCAATCAAATGACCAATGAAACAATGTGGGAAAGTGGACTTAATAATCTTGCTTATGAAATTGAGTCAATTCGTCGCTATGATGAAATCGTTTGGATAAGGGTAAAATGCTGACAATCTTTACCATCGTTCTCAATGGGATGCCTTTCATCCAGAGGCATCTAGCAGAGTTTCAAAAGCTAAAGATTCCTTGGAGATGGCGGATTGTCGAGGGAGTTAGCGAGCCAGTTGGATGTACCCGGTGGTGTAAGCAAGTACCCGACAAATGGCACAAGGATTTCAAGAGCATAGATGGAACGCACGAATATCTGAATAGCATCCAAGGTGGGAATGTGGTTGTTTATTCTCAAGGCAAACCCTTTAACGGAAAGCTAGAGATGATTCAGCAAGCCCTATTTGGCGTAGATGATGGCGTTGTTATGGAGGTGGACGCTGACGAGATTTGGAGAGCAGAACAGATCGAGGGGATTTATGAATGCCTCAAGGGTGCAGAGGATGGGGCAACGATGCAGTTTCATTGTAACTTCTTTGTGGGGGAAAATAAGCGAGTAGTCACCAGAGAGGGCTATGGCTCAAACTGGTATGAGTGGATGAGGGCTTGGAAGTGGGGAAAGAATGTTTGCTTTACAAGCCACGAACCACCCCGCCTAAACATCCAGTCTCGCCTAGTTCCAAGGGGAGTGACTGAAACTTGGGGGCTGGTATTCAACCACTATGCCTACGCAATCCAGAAGCAAGTCGAGTTTAAGGAAGATTTTTATGGGTACAAGGGGCTGGTGGATGGGTGGAAGGAATTGCAAAAGACTATCGGCCCAGTTCGATTAAGCGAATACTTCCCACACCTACACGATAAGAGCGTAGCCGATGACTGCTAAAACAATCAAATACCCCCAGAGGCTAGGAGACATCATCCGTTGCCTACCGGCTTGCAAATATCTAGCCGACCAAGGCCACGAGGTATTCTTTGATTGCTTGCCCCAATACCACGGAATCTTTGAGATGGTTTCCTATGTGAAGGTTGGGAACAAGGGCGATATTATAGACCTTGAAATTTGGCCTAACAAATACCAACAATATCGCTTCTCAAGCAAGACTTGGACAGAGTTTGTGTATGCTCACCCAGAGATTAACAAGGCAGACCCAAAGGATATTCTGTTCGATAAGCTAGATGATGCACCAGCCAAAGGATTTCCAGAAACCTATAATATGGTTGCCCCCTTCGGGATAAGCCAAGGCCACAAGCGAGACCCCCTGCAAATCATCGTTGAGGCTAGGAAA